AAATGAACCACCCCTCTGCTTTGCTTCTACTATAGCACTAATCGTTGATTGGGATATCTGTGGCATTAAGTTCATAACCTCTGCTCTTACAGTTTGCGAAACCCCAGTGCTTATATTAATATTTTGATTTACAACTACTGGCTTGCCACCACTCATCATTCCTTTTGTATCTGCATTATTTTTAACTACACCACTTGTATTTGGAATAAATAGTTCTGGACCTCTTTCGCCAACCATTCTAGGAACATTTGGAGAAACTGCCCCACCTCCTGCAGTTGTTAAGCCTACGGGAGGTTGAGTACCACCTACAGAAAGTGTTGGAGCAGGTGCACCACCAAAAGCACCTATTACAGTTTGAAGAAGCATAGCACGAATTTGAGCCTTAAGAAAATCTCTTGCCATTTCTGCCATAACTTCCTTAACAACATTCCCTAAATCTCTTAATGATAATTTACCAGTTTCAATAGCATTAACAAAGGTATCTGCTAATCCAGAACTAAGTGAATCCAATCCTTGCTCAAGTATTTTACCATTTTCTCCTGCAAATAATAATTCTTCTTTTATCTTTGCTAATGATTGTTTATATTCATCTGATGTAATTTTTCCTGCACCATAGGCAACACTTAAATCATTTAGAGTTTGTTGTAATACTTCACTTTCAGTTCTATTACTTTGTACGAATGAAGTGGCATTATTTATAGATTTTTGAAATTCTTCTGTGGCTTTCTTACTTTCTAAATATGCAGGGATAATTTCTAATAATTTTTGCTTTTGTGCATCAAGACCGCCACCAGATTGTATAAGAGTTTGGTTATATAGAATTTGTGCTTCAGATGCCCCTGCAATAACCATATTATTTTCTGTGGTTGTTTGGATTAATTTTTCTATTGAATCATTTAGTTTTTTATTTTCTGTAATATTACCTTGATTTATACCTATTCGTATTATGTCTTCTTCAATTCCCATCTTTTTTGCATTATTTAACATTCTTTCAGTTTGTGTTAATAATGTCATTTGTTCTCGCATTATCTTTAAATCTCTTTCCAAGAGTTTATAGGTACTGCTATTTTCTTTATTTTTAGATTTTAATATATCCATTTGAAGAACAGTTTTGCTAATTGCTCTTTCAAGTTTTTCAATCTGTCTTGTTGTTTTTTCAAATACTTCTTCTGGTGAATTTACAACCATTTCTTTGAAGAAATTAATTACTGAAGTAATATTTTGCACTAATAAAGATAATGTTGGTAATAGAGGTTTTACTGCAGCTTCGTTTAATTCAATTAATGCCGCTTCTAATCCTTTTGATGTATTTGCAAAACTATCTGCAGTTCTAATTGCATCCCCTTGAGCATCAGTTGTTCCTGCAATTATAAGATTTAACCTTGCTTGAACCTTCTCTTGTGCAGTTACAAGATTAATATTCTTTCTAATACCCATTCTTTGAAGTTCGGCTTTTAACTCTGTTTCAGTTATAACAATACCAAATCTTCTTACTGCTTCATGATTACCAACAAGTGCAGATTGGAAAGCTCTCATTGTATCTTCATCTAAAGCATTATTAAATGATGCTACATCTACTGCTAACTTTGTTAATTGTACTGATAAATCTGCAGCCTCTCCTCTTGCAAATCCTAATGGTACAAATGTATCTTGTACACTTGATGCCATACCTTCTAATTGTGAAGTTGCTCTATTTACTTGATTTCCAAATTCATCAAGTTCCCTTCTAACACTTCCGACAAATTCACCAAAAACGACAGAGGACTTAGCTTCCATTTCCTCAACTGCAGATGCCATCTTAACCATATTCATGCCAAATCTTGCAACTTGACTGGCTATAACAACTCCAATAACACCTTTTATCGCAGTTCCAAGACCCATAAATGATTTTTTCTGTTTATCAACAGTTTGGTCAACTTGTCTTTTGGATTGATTTAATTGTTTTCTTAGCTGACTCATATCAGCTTCAATACGAACCAATAATGTATCTACAGTTGCCATTTAATCTGGGTACCTTTCCATTAAATCTTGTAGTTCATCTTTCATAAGTGGTGTATCTTTTTCTACTGTATTTGCCTCTACATAACCCTCAATCGCTAAATATAACTCTGGTAAACCCATATCCCAAAATTCTTTTGGTGGTATGCCAAGAACACCTATTGCAACCTCTATGTATCTTGACCATGGGATACTAGGCTCATTTGTGTCTCTTCTGACTTTTTTTCATTTTCTCTTTGACCTCCTTGTAAAACATTTGCAAGAAGTTCTCCACAAACTCGCATACCTTCAGATATACCAGATTCATAGATAATATGATTGACTTTATTTTCTTCAATATTATTTCCACCACCTTTAAGTGCAGAATGGATAATAAAACCCATTTCTGTAAGCGATAGATGACCTTCTGATAACTTGGTTGTCAGTTGTACAATACTTTGTCCTAATGAAGTTTCAACTCTTATAAGAGAGTCAACTGTCATTCTCGTCTTGTACTTCTGATTTCCTAGCTTTACTTCCAGTTCCCCTCTGAATGGATTTGTCATTTAATATCTCCAGTTGTAATGTTTCATTTCTTCCACCAATATCTGTAAATTTATTGATAGTCATTTTCTTTCCATTAACAGAGATATTATCCCCAACAGAGATACCTTCAATAAAGGGCATTTCTATCATAGTTTTATCGTCACTCCTATTAATGGAACACTTCATTGTAGCATCTGCTATAACGATTTCTGTATTTTCCCAAGCCATTATCTAACCTATACTGTTGCTATGGTTAAATCACCTGCACTTTCAAATGTAAATGAATATGTAACTTCTCCATTATACTCACCTGCATATTCAAGTGTGGTTAATTGAAATGCACCAGTTATAGTAATTAAGTCTGGAACTAGAAACTGATAATTGGAATTTGTTGCCGCATGCCATTTACCATATAAAGTTGTTTCTGATGCTGAATCTGTAAAAACACCAGAGCCTGATACAGTTCCACTCTTAATACCACCTTGAGCAAGTAATTCTCTTGCATTATTGGTACTATCTTTATTTGTGATATCAACTGTTTCATCATTTAACGTAATGTTAGTTGATCTCATTCCACCTATTGTTGTAAAGGCTTCTGGTGATGCACCATCTCCTATCTTCATCAATAAGGCTCGTCCTTTTTGTGCTGCCATATTATTCTCCTTTTAGCTATCAGTTACAAAGGCTCTAAATCGCATAACCCCATGTCTTGTTATGCCGTCATCTTCTAAAATATCAGTTGTAAATTCACATCTGCAATCTACAAATGATGCCCCAGACACGGATAGGGAACTCTCGTGAAGAAGTCTATATATTTCTTTTTGAATATTTTTTATTTCTTTCATTCCTCTATAATCACTATAAACATCTATATTAAAAACATAATCTCTACCATCTAAAGTTTTACTTCCATTATCTGAAGTTGTTTGTGGACCTATTATTACAACTGGTAACGAAGTATCATCTGGTACTGCATCAAAAACACCAGTTATTAATGCACCTAACGTACTATCATCATTAAGTGTAGTATATATCCTTTCCTGTAATGTAAAACTATGTAAACTCATAATTTAATATACCATTTTTTAACTTAAATCTGAAATTCTATTTTTATTGTGAAGCATATTCTTCATCCATATAAATTATAGTTAAATCTCCAGAAACTCCATCTGTGCCAGAAGATGTTTTAACTCTTAATTCAATATCTGATTTTTCCCCTGCTACTATTGGTATTGGTAAATCTACATAAACATTCGTGTTTGCAAAAGTAGTTATATATTTTGTAGCAAATGCACCACCAAATTCTCTAATAGCCATTCTGCCAGTTACAAATTTATTTAACGTAGAACTACCAGTTGATAATTGTAATATATAAATATAAGCAGTATGATTTCTTGGTACTGTCCATAATGCCATTAAAGTTTGATTATCACCAATGCTAATTGTGGCATATTTGTTTTGTGGTACTCCACTTGTTACAGTTCCAGTTCCTGCATAAATAACTCCTGCATTTACACCACCACTTCCCACAGTTAAAACTTGCATACGATTTATTCTTATAAATTGATTAGTCGTATTTACTGCGGTTTGTCCATTTAGAGTAACTGTTTCTGTTATCTCATCATAATTGGCATCTAAACCTCTTAATTGTACTGTTCTTGCACCAGTTCCTGCAGATGTATCATTTGTATTTGAACTTGAGATTTTTAAAATACTTGCTGATTCTAAATATGAATACAGTCCACCTTGTGACCATATTGTTTCTTCATCTGTTCCTACTGCAGGATTGAATCCAAATTTAAAAAGACCTTTTTCTCTGACAAGTCCTCTTCTTATTTGCCAACCATATTTAGAATCAATGCTCATTTTTCTGTCCTAAGTGGGTGCCCTTCTGGTAATAAATCTCTATCAAATTTCCCTTTTCTGTATTTTCCAGTTCTAACTGCAAAAAGAAATGCGTTTACACGAGCTATCGCCCATTGCTCTGGACCCATAACTGTTCTTCTTACACTTTCTGGATTGGTTCTGTAAGCACCAATGCCTCTATTAAATACTTTTTCAAGCATAGAACGAGTGACTCTTTTTCCTTTTTTATCACCATGCTTTTCATTATGTTCTTTTACTTTATTATTTATTGTTTCTTGCATTCTTGCAGAAAGTTTCTTTTCTTCTTTTTGATTGGTTACTCTTAGATAAACACCATGTGTCTCACAGGGCATATAGTAATTTCTTTCTGGTCCTTTTATAGTATGATGCCCAGAACAACCTAATTTATCTGCTCTTGCTCTTGCTTGTGATACTGACCTAAAAACATCTCGCCCTTCCCCAAATCTTGGGTCTTGCTTCATTTCATTTACAATTCTTTTAAGGGTATAAACTAATTCTTTATCCATTAAATGCCATCCTTTACTGCCTTTTTAAACATTTCTTTATATTTTCGTCTCCCTTGCTCTAATGCAGGTTGTAAAAAAGGTCTTGCTTGCATATGTCGTGTACCAAATTCTAAAGCCTCTGAATATTTGGCTCTACTTTCTACTGAAGCACCTAATTGATCCGCATCTACAATAAGATGTATATTACTAGATAAAAATCCAGTATCACTTGCAGGAGGGTCGCCTTCCTTAGATATTCTTATTGTTCTTTTTGGATTATATCGTGTAACAGTATCACCTGCTCTTGGATTCTGATTTATACTTGTTATTGCTACGTTTCTTACCTCATTAGCAGAAACTCTTACTGTTTTTTTAAGATTTGCAAGAACATTCTTAATTTTTAAATCAATCTTACCTTCAAATTCATTTTTATTAACAACTTTAAGTTTAAGTGTCATCTACTGCACCCTCTGAACACTTAAATATAAGAAATCTATCTCGTTGACCTACATCAATCACAGATTTTACTGATAATATTCTTGTTACACCACTATCTGACCATGATATTCTCATTTTACCACCGCCAGATTTAAAATTTATATCTGTATAATATCTAGTGTAAACTTCATGTGTAATTGGGTTTTCAAGTCTACCTGCCTCATAGTTTTCATTACCTAGTTTGGGTACTACTTTAGCCATTAATGTTCTTGTATTGCTAAATGATGAAGTAAAACCCCCTCCAGTATCTGTAGAGGTTGCTCTGGTTTGAAGTGTTACAGAGTGTCTTAAATCGCCTATATATGGGTATTTAGCCATTAGCCTAAGCCTATTCCAAACCTCATATTTCTAAAAGGTTTCCATAATGAATTTACAAGAGTTGGAATTGTAGTTACACTTTCTCCTCTTATTGTCATTTCTGGATTTTCAAAATAATGTGATGCTAAAACTATTATCCCTTGCTTTATAGCTGATGGTACATCACTGGCACTTGAACCATATCCTGCAACATAGGTAATTTCTATTGCATTTGCTACTCTAAGCATATCATCCCAAGTTTCTCCAGTTCTTAGAACAACTCGCCCATAATCACTAGCAGTATCTACATAATAACGACTAGATGCCATTGTGGTTTCTGTATCGCTATCATCAAATGTTTTTACACTAGATACACTTACTAAGGGACTAAATGGTAAAGATACACTTCTCTGTCTATATTCTAAAAATGGTCCAGTAG